CGGCGCGTCATTAACTGTAAACACTTTGTTAATTGCAGGCGTCGCTTTTTCTTTATCCTTTTCGTTGAATAAGCCTAGCACAAAATTGTTATAGTCATCATTAGCAATTAACGCCAGTTCACTTTGTAGCTTTTCGTAGCCTTCATCCTTACTTTTACCGTCATAGGCGCCAGTAATGTTTTTAGGCATAACAGAAAAACGATACAACTTGAAAGCCGCTTGCGGCTGATCATTATACCAATTTAGCACAGCGCTTGCGCTGCGTAGTTGTGCAGTTGCTGCCATAACTTAAATGTAATAAACGCCAAAGCAAAAGCTAAAATTGGTAGTATTAGCTGGTGCGTTAGCAATTTGAATGAATGACTTATCCCAGGTTATCTTTTGGCCTTGAAATTCAAACAAAGCACGTACAAAAGGTGCGCTGGCGCTAGTTGTAGCCTGTTGGCGAATTAAACTAATTAAGGGAATACGGTATAAGTCCTGGCGCTCATTTGAGTATAACACTAGGTAACTTTTTTCCATAATTGCAGCTGTTGGCGTGTCCACGTTATTAGGACTTTTTTCCAGCGTATCTATTGCCCAGCTTTCCATAGCTAGTAAGCTAGTATAACGCAATTTTGGTAGGTCGGGAAAACTCCATTGCGTTTGAGTTTGTCCAGTACTTGCTACTCCAGGAACTAAAAGTTCAACCAGTTCGTACTTAGCGGCTTTAAATGCCATTTTGATAAAATTTACTTTTTTTAAAAAATAGGGCCAGCCATTTGACTGGCCCCTTTATTATTTTCCCAATTAACGTACTGGGGTAACGTTCTGCGCCAAATGTCCACGCATAATGATAACAGCGCGGCTATTTGCTTGAACTGCTGCCATAGCTTGTGGCAATTGTACTTGCAAGCTGTTCTGCTTAGATCCTACAAGCACCCAGGCTGGCTCTACTGGATAAAAACCGTCGCTGCTTGCGTCGTTTTGATCCACGTAGTTAATTCCTGAACTTGTATAATCTGCGTCAAGTGTTTCCTGCGTTTGTGGAACGTAGTAATGACGGTAAAGATCGTAAGCAGGTACAATTTGACGGTTATTAACAGTCAAAGAAAGGCTGCTATTATACCAGTTCAACAATGAAGCTGCCGCGTTAGCAGTTGTAAAGTTTACGGTATTAGGATAAGTAAACAACTTAAAGTTTGTAGCTGTTGTACTTGCAGGCGCGCAAAAGAAAAGTCCAATCTGTGAGCAAACGAAGGCGTCCTGTAAATTAAGACGTTGCTCTGTGTTGAAGCTAGTCGTATTGCTGCTGCTTACATCATTTGTAAGAACAGGGAATTGGTAGCTAGTAATTGTAGTACTTAAAGCTACTTCAAGGCGCAAGTAGGACTGAGAAAGTACTGCTTGACCTAGCGAAAAACCTGCTGTGTTTATCGCTTGTTTTGCCTTTTCAAAGGCGAGGCGTGTGCCGACTGTTGAAGCCATTTTGTTTTTACCCTGTTCGTTCGCCCAGGGCGGGGCTTTTTGTTTTTAAATAAAGGTGAATACAGGTAATTTAATTAATTATCGTCTTCGTCATATCCTGCCAGCACAGAAAGATCGTCGCCAGCTAGTACCGTATCATCACCAGCAATTACGCTTATATTGTCGGGTACTTCGCCAACTGTTACTGGAAAGGTCATAGTATCATCCATTTGACCTAGTGCTGGTACTAATTGACCTACTAGACCTGCGCCACCTGCTGCGATCATACCGTTTCCAATTGCCTTACCAATATCCCCTTTTAGGATCATTGGGAAAGCTAGTCCGATACCTACAACAGCTGCATTTTTAATGCGCTCATCCCCTACTGGAATGAAGCCTGCAACTTTTTTACCAATAACTGCGCCTGCGATTATTCCCAGTGCAGCTGTAATGTTGGCTTTTTTGCCAATTGCGCCCATACGACGTCTGCTGCGTCTTTTGGTGCTTTTTCTACGTCTTGCCATTTTGTTTTTTTATGTTTGTTTATTACGTCCTAATTACCACAGCAGCTGATCTGCAAAGTATCCTGGCGTTCCCTTCACTTTTCTATCTGCCTCGTGCCTTTGCTTATATAGGCGTCGCCGCTGATCGGCTACTGCTTTTCCAAATAACTTTCGGTAAGTTGGATAGTCCAGGTAGCCTTTTGCGCCTACACTTGTTATATAATTTCCTTTTCCGTCATATACATCTATTTTTTTACCTTTTCTGCTGCTCGGCTTTACTCTTACATTTAAGCGCCTAGCCTGGGCCTGCGTATAAGGTAAAATTTTATACATTATTTGATATACTTTTTCACTTGCACTAATTGTCTTTTCAATAATCTTATATGATCTTTGTAAATTTTCAACGCTGCTTTAGCTTTTGGAATATCATCTTTATCAAATTGTTTATATTTTAAACGTGATTCTATTCTATCCCTAGCTACCTCTAAATTGCTAATTTTATTGAGTATTGAATTTGCTTCATCAAGCATTTTATTGCTTAATTTTTCAATTCCACTTACTACGCGGATATTAACGTTATGACTTTTCGTGTCTGTGTGCATTTCCCCAGTAGCCTTACTTTTTTTTGCTTTTACTTTTGCTGGCTTTGCTGCACCTACTCCAGCGCGCTTTTTACCGTAGCTAATCGCAAAGGCTTGCTTTACAGCTTGCGCCTGTGTTAGCTTAGGGTTTTTCTTACGCAGCTTTTTAGCCTCTGCTACTACTGCCTTAAATTTTGCGCGTGCTGCGCGTTGCTTTGCAGTCATTTTATTTCTTTCTAGTTACAAAATACAGGACAGCCGCGCCGCCTAGTATTAAGGGTAAAAAATTAGGTTTGCTAGTTGCAGCTGATTTTTCAAAAACTGGTGTACTGGTAACGTCCATTGTTGGCGACTGTTCAAAAACTTGATCCGCTGTGTCTATATACTCAGCCTCTGTCGCTGCTTTTGGCTCCAGTACTTTTTTTGCTAATTCCTGCGCCTTTGAATTTAGTGCGTCTTTTCCTAGTTGTACCAGTTCCGCAGGATCAATACCAATCTGCTTTAATAGATCTGCAACTTTTACAAGTAGTGGCGCTGCGGCTGTTGCTGCTGCCGCTGGTGCTACTCCAATTGAATCGTCGCCGAAAATTCTTTTTTTAGTAGATCCTTTTTCCCAGGCTTTTTTTAGTGCGTTAATTTGACCGCCTGCACCTTCCCAAAAATTAGTTATTCTGCTAGGTGCTTTTTGCCAGGCGATTGATAGCTTTGTTCCCAGGCCGCCAAAGTTTAATGCTACTAGCGCTAAAAATGCGTTGCGTACTGGTGCTGCTGCTACTTTCAAAATTGCTTTAGTTCCTTTTTTTAATACTTGCCCAGCTGTGCGGCCCGCAGCCTGGCGAGCAGCTTTTACTTCTGTTTTAGCTGCTTTTTTCGCCGCTTTTGTCGGCGCCGCTTTTTTGGCTGCTTTAGCAGCTTTTAACGCTGCCTTTTGTTGCGCTGTTGCGCCCATTCCGCTTATTGAATATAGTGCCATTTTTCTGTCTGTTGCGTATTTATACGGTTTTTTATAGTCATAAACTCCTACTACTGGATCCAGCCAAATTTCGTTTTTACCTGGGTTGATCACTACAAAGACGTGCTGCGGTTGCTTGTCGTATTCTCTATAACTAGCAAAACGATAGGCAAAAGGTATGCCCAGGCTTTGTAGTACTCCCCCAGCAAATAAACTGTAATGCTTGCAATCCCCATAACCTGTTGCAAGGATAGCAGCAGGACTTTTTACAGTTTGCTTACTTCCTGGCTCAATTACATAGCGGACATTATTTTTTAAAAAATTAAAAATTTTACGTCCTACTTCTCTAGGTGTTCCAGCATTAAAAAAAGAACTTATCCTGCTATATTCCTGCGCGTGTCTTTTGTGCGCAGTACAGATAGCGTCTATTATGTCGCCTGTACTTTGATCCTGGACTAGCATTTCGTTTTTATTTTTAAACGGTGCTAGCCTGCCCATTAATACACTTGCATTCACAGGAGGCGCGTTTCTGTTATCGGTACAACTATTCCGTCCACGTTTGCTGATCCACTAAAAGTAACGCTAACCTGTCCAGCTGCCGCGTTCAATAATTCTCGTACACTTTCAAAAACTCCTAACGCGCTAGGACGTGCCACAAGGCGCAGCGTACTTTCGCTATTAGGTGCGACTGTCTGATCGCCAAATGCTGATACATTAGCCAGGAATCTATCATTAACGCTAATTGATCCAGTAATACTTTTAATTTTTATCGTTGTATTGGTCGGGTTTTGCACTGCCATTTCCACATTAATTGTTGGCTGTAACAAACTACCGCCTGGGCGCAGGCTGCGCAGTTGAAATATAGCTTTTTGGCCGAATCTAAACCTTGAAAGTAAAAAAAGTGCAGCGGCGCCGCCTATTAGATAAAATAAGTTTTTCATTCGCCTGTCGGCGCGGCTTTTAAGTCCTATGTCGTTTGTCCGTATGAAAGTAAAAAAACTTTTTGGCCCTGCAAAACTTTTACCAAACTAATTTTTTGACTTTCGTAAAATAGCAACTTTTTGAGTTATCTGTGCAGGCCTTTGTGGGGCCAAGCACAGAGTAACTCAAAGTTACATAAAATAATTCATATTTTAGGGAATTTTACGATATTTTTTTATTCACATTTACCTGTATTGACCTTCATTTAAAAAAATCGTTGCACATATAAGCGCAAAAAAAGGCCCCTAGTAAAAACCAGGGGCCGCATTGTGAATATAACCAACTCTGCCTATGTATCTGCTAATTTACAGCTTTTTTTCAAAGTCGCGTATAAGCCACGTCCTGCGCTCAAATTTCGCGCTTTGCTTGTCGTACCAGTTAATGTACCAGGCGCCTAGATCCTGGCAAAATTTGCCAAATTTTAGTACGTTGGATATATTTCGGTATTTCCTGGGCCGCTTTGTGCCAGGCTTAAAAAAAACTATTGCTGTTTTTAGATCCTTTGCCATTTTTTACTATTTTCGTAGTGAATACAGGTGATCGCGGTTAGTCCGTTGGTCGTTTGTCCGCGCCAGTTGAGCCTAGCTCCTGGCGCTTTTTTTTAAAATGGTAGGTCATCAATCATTACGCTATCTACATTGCCGCTCCCCATTTCCAGCCTGCTTTGTTCTGCTGGTAGTCCAGCTTGCGGCTGTTCTACTACTTCAGTAAATAAAATGCGCAGGTAATTAGATCCAGTTTTGCTTTTGTTAATCCAGCCAGCAATACGGTATTTTTTTTCCCCTACCGTTGCTGTTCCCGAATAATCTGGCGCCTGCGCTGTTTCCTTTTTTGCATTGCGAAAAATTGTTCCGCTGTTGTTTTTCTGTTCCATATTATTTGCGTTCAGTTTCCTCTGTTCCCAGGTTAAGATTTTTTTCCTTTTTTTGGTATTGTAAAAGTTTCCTGTTCTATGTAAGGCACTTGCTGCCATAGTCCGTTAAAATTCATTATAGCTATTGGATCAAAGTCATCCGAACTGCGCAAGTATTTAGGCCTTAAAATAAACTGCTGATTTTCTTTATTGCGTTCAACTATTAGGGTACTCTGCGCCCAGCGATCTGTATTAGATCCCAGGTGTCCTAGCGTTTCGCCCTGGCCTTTGCCCAGGTGTAGCACTCCAATTAATAAAACGTTGTAAAGTTTTGTGATCCTTTTAAACCAGTTAGTAAGTAGCCTGGTTTCCCTTTCATCATTGTAATTAAGACACAGATCAAGTAGTCCGTCAATAATTAAAACGCTGCAATCTGTGTGCGCTTGCAAATAAGCCTCTACCAGTTTACGTATGCGCCCTGGCATATCCTCACGCGTAGAAAAGGCGTCAAAAAAATCGGGTAAGCTATTTTTATCTGCAAACCCTTTTATTTTATCCATTTGCCTATAAAAGTCAAAGGCGCTATGCTCAGTATCAAAATAGGCAAGGCGCTGCCTATCTGCTGGCAATGATAATTTAAGGCCAAAAACTGCCTGGTAATGCGGCACAAGCGCACTAGCAGCAATAGCGCCAACGTAGGTGCTTTTGCTTGCCTTAGGTAGGCCGCTAACGACTACATAATTTTGCAGCGTTCCAACGATTTTACTATTAATTGAAAAAACGACCTGCTCCTGGCTGGGCCTTTTTGTAGGATCGTAGCGCCTTGCCTTTAACAGGTCGTTAATTTCCAAGTCGTTTGTCTGCATTTTTGTTAGTAGTTCCAGTAGCTAGATAGCCAAAGCATAAAAAGTAAAATAATTAATAACCAAAATTTAGGGTTATTCAATAATGCTGAGTACGTCTTTTTCATTTTCGTTGGTGTTTAGTTTTTCAATTAATTGTTTTGCTGCTGTGATTGCCGCCTCTACTGGTGTAACTGGCTCGCCTTTGTCGGATAGCTTTTTTGTTGTGGCTAGTTCTAGGTAAAAAGGTAGCAGCTGAATAGTAAAGTATTCTAGCTTACTCATTCCAGGAATTGGCGCAATAATGCGGCCCAGGTTGTCTTGTGCTATTTGTGGGGGAAACGCAGGAGCGTTAAAAGTTTGGTTTTGCATAGTTGGATTAATTTTATAGATCTGTAAATAAAAAAAACTGTTTCTACTGCCAGCATAACTACTAGCATTAAAGGGAAACAAAATAGCCAGGTATAACTCCAGCTAATTACGCGGTCAAATTTGCTCATAGTTTCCCTGGTTAGCATTAATTAACTGGCGCTGGTAAAAGTCAATAGAATCGTCAATAAGAGTGCGCAGTTCCATTTCCAAATTAAAAGGAATTAGCCGCTGTTCTATTAAAACGCGGCTTTCGCAGTTAAAGGTTAGCTGAATAGCTATGCGCTTAGTGTCTTTTAGATTAGATCCTAAAAACTGAAGCGCAGTGATTTTTTCTTGCAGCATTTTTTTATACGCTGCTAAGTCGTTTGGTGTAGTCATACGGTTAGAATTTAAATGAATGTAGATCGTTTGTCGCTACAAATCTATAAAACAAAATAGCATATAAACAAAAAAAAATTCCGCTGGGAGTCAGCGGAGCGTGTAAATATAGTAAAATCAATTATTTATGGAATGTATAAGCACTTGTTTTTAATAAAGACATCTCCATTCAATAAACCAGTTTTTTTGATTTGTTGTAAAATATATTCTCAGCCTTCGTTATTTGTGTCCTCAAAATAAATATCAAACAATAAAAATCTTACCGTTTTATAGGTTGTAACAGTATTAACCTTTTTTCTTCCGTTTATGTTTGTTACTTTGATTTGTGTTACTGGCTGTTTAATTGTTTTTAATCTTATATTTTTATAGAGATCTTGACCAAATATAAAACCGCCTTTTTTTAGATATTTTACTAATTCGGGTTTAACTATTGGCATAACACTATCAAAAAAATATCTTTTTGCTTGTGTGTTATTTTGTATAAAATTGGGTGCTGGATATCCGCTATATAATACTACGTAATTCATTAGGATAAAAATAGCTGCTTTTCTAGTTCGCGCCGCATTTTAAGTCCTGGTATTACCTTGCCGCCTGCATAAACCCAGCGCATAAATTCTGCTGCTACTTCCTGTTTCGGTGCGCCTGCATTTAGCTTGCGTAGCATTGTGCTTTTTGCAAATCTAGTAGGGCCTATATTGTAAACAAAAGACGTAAGCGCGCTGCGCTGGTTATCATTGATCCTAACCTTTACTAATCTATTTACGTCGCCTTCGCTTGTGCTAGTGCCAATTTTTAACCAGGCTAGTGCTTTTGCCTTTGTAATTGTGTCGCCTTTTTTTATTGGCAAACCTGTTTCGGGGTTGCGCGTAGTACCGTAACCAATAGTCCAAATGCCTGCGCTGTCCTGGTAGGCTTTTAGCCTAAGGCCCTCAAAGTCCGCAATTAGTTTGGTGGCGCTCACTTTTGATCCTATTAATACCAGGGCAAGTATTGCTAATGCAATTATGTACGTCCTGGCGTTTCCCATTAAATACCTGTTTTATCAAAGTCCTTAGCAGCGGTAAGGCCCAGGCCTGCGCCAATTGTAGTAATACCTGTAACCAGGTCGCCTTTTAAAATAGCTGCAATGCCGCCAATAACGGTAGCAAAGCCAAAAAAGGTAGTTTTCCAGTTTTTAAGTAGCTTTTTCATAGTGAAGTATTTTTAAATTTTTGTATAATAACGTCCAGCTTAGTTTCTAAGCGGATAAGGCGCTCAGCGTGATCGTCGTGTTTAGCCTGCTTTTCCTCTAGCGATTTTACGCGCTGGTTAAGCACCGCCCAGGACGCCACAAAGCCGCAAAGGCTACTAATTGCTATCGTTACTAGTTGTAGATCCATTTTGCTTTTTAGTTTCTTCTGCGATTTCGAGGTTAGTTTCGCGCAGCTTTGCTTGTAGCCATTCTATATTAGCTAGTAGGTCGTAAGCTGCTACTTTAAGCGTTTGTAGTTTGTCCATTTTTTAAGGTATTAAGGTTAAATTTAATTTGCTACAAATATACTCATAAGCAGCTAAATTAATGTCCTGGCTTTCGCCCCAAACAATATAGTCGCCGCCGCTAATTGTCGTATTACCTTGCGTAAGGCTTTGCTTACTTTCAGCGCCTTCGCTGTCTGTTGTAACGCTGCTGATCTGCCAGTAAAACTGCGCATAATCGCTTAAATTGTCGTTTACAATACTAGCGTCAATATAGTTGCCTGTTGCGGCTGTTCCGTTAGTCCAAATTTGGACTGGTTGAATTGAATATCCCATTTTTATTATTTATTTTATTATTTAATTCCTGAATTGCTTTAATTAAAATTGGTACAAGTTTTGAATAATCTACTTGTTGCATTTTTTTACCGTCTTTTTCTCCTGTTACAGCATAGTCAATAATATTCTGTAATTCGTGGGCAATTACACCATAATTTCTTTTATTGTTTTCTTTCCATTCAAAGTCATAGACATTCATAGAATTTACTAATTTCAAAGCATTAAAATCTTTAAAATTTTGTTTTAATCTATAATCAGATGAAGTATTGTATGCTGTTGCGGTTGTTGTTATTGAAATAGTACCAACTTCATTTCCAGCATTTCTAAAAGATATTAAAATTCCGTCATCATTTCTTCCAATAATATTATCAGATCCACTATTATTTAAGAAAAATCTACCATTATTAAATGAAGCGCCTGTTGTTGTATTATTTTGGCCTGGCGTTGTGCTTGTTGTTGATATTGTAATTCCATTAACAATATAAGCACTTCCATTTACTTGCAGCTTTTGCCCCGCGTCTGTCGTTGTGCCGACTAGAACGTTACCGCCATTAGGATTAATTGAATAAGCGTAATTAGTAGATAAATCACTTTTGTTCGTTGCTTGTACCCAGCCACCACTACCGCCAGCAGTACCATAATCAATAACAGCAGTACTAGCGCCTGTAGTTGTTAGCCTTAATCTACCGCCTGTACTTTGTGTTGAACCGCTTGTTGCTGGTAGAGCAGCAGTAGATGATGAATTAAGTTCTAATAATAATTGTGGCGCACCTGTTCCTATTCCAACTCTTTGGGTACTGGTTAAGCGCATTACTTGATTTTGAGCGCCCGCGCTTGTAGTAGTATAAAAACCTAAATCTTGATTGCTACCAGCACCAGTATAATAAGTAGAATATATCGAACTTAAACCATTTTCATTATATATTTCTAGACCATTACCGTCAGCTGAACTATCGCGAAAGGCAGCGGCAATAGATTTCGTACCAGTTCCAGTATTTTTAACCTCAAAAATAGAATTAGGACTATCTGTATTTATTCCTACTCTAATATTAGTAGCTTGCCACGTCATTATTGGCGTACCTAATGTGCCGTCGTTTACGGCATTTCTAGCAAAACTCCATTTATCGGCAGCGTCGTTTTGAATTTGTCCGTAATACGTTCCAGTACTATTAAATACTATTTGCGCTAGTGGTCTATTGCTAATAAAAATATAACCATTCATAGCAATTTTTGCGCCTACGTTAGTAGTAGTACCGAATAAAGAATTACCAGCAAAATAGTTTAAATCACTTGCACCCTCTTGATACACTCCCCAGCGGTTAGTATATGTAACCGTTCCAGTATTAGCAGTTTGATCGTTTAAAAGTAGCGCGTAGTTATTGGTAATAGCAATAGCGCTGCCTGTATTATCGGGAAACAGCGCGCGCAGTCCTGCTAGGTGCGTTATTGTACCTGTTGCTGATCCGTTAAAGGCCCAGCCTGCTGTTAAATTACTATAAGCGCGAATTTGCGTTCCCTGGTTATGTGTTAGCGTTCCAGTAGTTGTAAAACGTATGCTGTTGTAAGCGTCTAGTCCACTTCTAGCGCCGCTAGGTATTGTAATACTACCCTCAAGCGTTAGATCAAGGCTTGCACCTACTGCACTAATTGCGTTAGGACTAGCTAACGGGTTAGCTGGATTGAGTGTAAGATTATAGTCAAAATAATTGCCTCTAGCTACGCCGCTAGTGTAGTTTTCTGTTGCCTGCCAGCTAGTTTTGTTAGTGGCTGCAAAAACTTGCATAGCGTTTATGCCTAAAACAGTATTGTGTAACTCAAAAAAGTTATTTCCAGCGTTATACTGATCGCCTATGCGCCACAGTCCGCTACCGCTACGCTGAAAAGCCAGCAAGCTGTTACCAGTTGCGCTAGTGCTATTAAGCTGCGCCATTATTCCAGTACTATGAATATCTAGCGCTGCGCCTGGCGTTGCTGTAAAGATTCCTAAACCTGTGCTATTTATGTAAGCGACTGGTAAGCTGCTACCGTTATTTTGAACATTAAAACGGTATCTAGTTGCATAAGTAGCAGCAGCCGCGTTAATAGTTTCAATTGTTAGCTGCGTAGTTTTAAACGTGCCTGCGTCGTCGGGTAATTGCCAGTGAATACCAGTTCCCATACCTACGCCAGCAGTTCCACTAGATAGGCTGTGCTTAATTAGTAAAGGATACTGTCCTGCTGTTGTGTTAGGCGTAGTTTCTTCAATAACTGCTGCAAAGCCGCTGCTATTAGTTACGTTTTTTGCCCATAGCGCAGTAGTACTACTGCCGCTACCTGCATTAGTTGTAAAATTTGCGTATATACCTATTCCGTCTGTCTTTACTGCTTCTATTCTAGTCGTTGGCGCAGCTGTGCCAACTCCTAAAAAGCCGCTAGTATTATCCCAAAATAAATTCGCGCTAGATCCTATTGCCTGACTACTGGTAAAATACGCTACCTGCGTAGCTGTACCAGTTCCAGTAATTGTACTAGATCCTGGGCCGCCGATTAGATCCCAGGTAGTTCCGTTATCGCGGTAAATCTCAAAGGTATCTGTACTTACGAACAGCCTTCCAGTTTGCCCAGCCGCAGGACGGTTGGCAAAAGTATTGCTGTTAATAGACGGACTGCCTAATTGATTAAGTATATTAAAATCTACAAACATTAAACGTATCGTTTAAGTATTACTGTTAATTGGTTAACGCCAGCGCCGCTAAAATTGAAAGAATATACTTTAACGTTAATCTCGTTTTCGTTGCCTGTTATATTCCAAGACTGGTTAGGCGTTAGTAAAAAACCATCCACCGTTACGTTGGACGTACCTTGATTAACAAAAATCACGCTATTGGCGTTAGTGTCTGTTTGAGAACTAGCGCTAAAAATTTTTGTTTCTGTTATATATTTTTTACAGGTCATCTGCATTGGCTTTTATCTTTTGCGTATTGATCCGCAAAAGTAGTTTCGTCGGGAATGAAGGTCGTTTGATTAACTGCGTCAGCAACTATTCTTTTAGCCATTCCAGCTGCCGCCTGGGCGCTGGTTGCGTTTGTGCCATTCATTTTCTTTTTAGAGAAAAGCCAAACAAAATAAGCTGCCGCCGCTATATATAATAAGTTTCTGTTCATTGTTTAAATTTTAACAAAGTACGTCTTGATCTCTAAAACCACTAAAACGAATCTGCCCTTTTGCTAATTTTTGCGTTACTGACTTAACAGCTTTAACGTCTTGCTTTTTCTTTCTAGCAATACGAACAGCCTGGCGCTGTGCCTGGGCCGCTGCTTTACGCTGCGGCGCCTTTGTAAATACGTTTTTTATTACGTCTGCTGCCTTATCTAGTAAGCTAGGCGCTGCCGCTGTATCTGCTGCGAATTCTTCCGCTGTTTGACGTATAGGCATATCCGCTGTTACGGTTACTCCTGGACGTCTGCGAAACGCCATAAAAGCGTATGCCGCGCCAGCAATTAATAAGATTGGCAATAAGTTTCCTTTTTTCATCTGTTTGGTAGTTTATTTGTTAGCGCTAGCAATTGTTTTAGCTGGTTGTCTGAAAGTCCGTCCCAGGGTAATAAGCCGCCGCCATTTGTTAAAAAAGTAAGTAGATCCTCTTTATAGATCTGCTGGAATACGTCAGCTAAAAATGATACTGCCGCTTTACTAGGCATACGATTAAATGCAGCGACAATAGCGTTAAAGTCATCCTGGAAAATACCAAACGCGCTGTGAATCTGCCTAGCGTACCTTTCAGCGTCTGCGCGTCTTACAAGTGTGCCGCCAGTACGTTTGTAGTAACTAGGTTTCCAGTAGCTTCTAGGATCAATGATCTCGTCACTAGCTGCTTTTGTGCCTTGTCCTGCTGCAATACCAGCCGCAATAAGCAGCCTTTTTACAGCTGAAAAAGCTAGTAAGCCGCCGCCAATTAGCAGCACGTCTGTTGTAGATATTTTTATTCTGTTTGCCATTATTTACGCAGCATTGAAAGCAGCATAGTTATTTGACTTTGCGGCATTGAAGCTAACTTAAGTAGGTCGTCGGGTGTAACCCCTTTACTAAATAAAGTTTGTAAAATCTGTTCCATATCTTGTTCGGTATGCGTTCCACTAACAGCCTGCACGCGTGGCCTTGCAAAGTTGCCAGCCATACTAGAAAGCGCATTGATTAGCATTTCCTGTACGCGTGGCTGTTGAAGCATACCTGCTAAAATTGATCCTGGCGTCATTGGCTGTTCTTCTTCTTCTTCTTCGGCTTCTTCTTCTTCTATTTCTGCCAGCCTTTCTGCCCTCATTGCCCGGATCTCGTTTAAGATCTCGTTATTTATTTGTGCCTGTTGATTGCTTACGCCATAGCCTGCCACCATTCCTATCGGCGCGTCATTAACTGTAAACACTTTGTTAATTGCAGGCGTCGCTTTTTCTTTATCCTTTTCGTTGAATAAGCCTAGCACAAAATTGTTATAGTCATCATTAGCAATTAACGCCAGTTCACTTTGT